GAATGCCACCGCCCACAACTTCTCTGTTCCACAACGTTTGAAAGACCACATTGATTTTAGAGATAACAAGTTTCATTAACGACAGATACAGGTCTCTCGCATCATTTTGTAAAACAAACTCATTTATCTGATGCTGTTTCAGTTCTCTGTAGTTTGGTTCAAATGTAAATTGTTTCTCCATGTTGTGCACCTCGTCCATGAATACAGAACAAAACTCTTTTGAAAAGATAGGCAAAGTAAACACTTCATTCAACGGTTCGTTGATCGTGTTCCGTAGTTTGGTAGGCTCGGGATCTTCAAGGCCCTCTTCGTTCTCAAAACGTTGCATAACCGGTAGCGCACTATTGATCAAAGGCAACGTCTTATCATCAATAAACCATTCAGAGGCCATCAATAACAATGCGTTCTTGTAGATGTACGGTCGCCCAAAGTTTTTTTGAAATCGTGGTAGTTCAGTTATGTTATACATTTTAATTGAATTTTTTTCTTCGTATAGAAGCTTGTTCTTTTATAAATTCTTTATGTAATTTTTGATCTTTAGGATCAGTTGACTTACCATCTAAGTCTGCTCTTTTAAAATAACATACCATACACTCATGTTCTGTTGGAAAAGAACCTAAGATCACACCAGATATAAGTGATGTCAACGAAGGTCTTCTATTTTCTGGTAACTCTTCCTCTAACAAGGGAGTTTGACACGTGTCACAAAGTATAGTTTTATCCGTCATTTTACTCTCCTAAATTATAATATTTTTCGCATCGCTTTAGCCATTTGTATTTGTAATCATCTAACCGTTGGCCGTTGATCGTGAACATTTGTAGATCCATACCACGCGACGCCATAAGAACCACACCGGCTTTCATCTCTGTACCATACAGTGCATCGTGCGCCATGCAGTACGCCGCCAACTGTGTAAAGTAATCATCAATCCACTCTTCTTTCTTTGGCTTGTTTGTCTGCTTAAAATCAATAACTGCGGGCTGTTCACGCCAAACTCCTACACAGTCTGCTGTGCCACCATAGAACGTGGGGTAGTAAAGAGGAACTTCTGTGCCCCAGTATTCGTCCATTGATGGTAAAGCATTCTTAATAATTGTTTGCGCCATTCTCTTGGCTATAATACCAATATTACTTTTATCGTCATAACCAACACCTTTTATATGACACTCGAGAAATTTGTGCATAGCGGTACCAACAGAAGCCGCTTGATGCATAACTGCATCTGCTTCTGCGTCGCCAACTTTGTCTCTCCATCGTTGAAGACCCGCCTTATCTTTCTCATCTTTTGTTGCAGATATAACCGTTGTGACCGAAGGAAGAAGTTTGTTCTCCCCTTCGTAATATCGTTTTCCGTTCACCTTCTTACGTCGAACATCCTTGTAGTCATAACGCTCGGTGATTAATGACTCAAGATTTTGAATGGCCATTCAATCCTAGTTGCTTTGCTTTCTGTGTTGCTAGGTGCTCAATGGTCTTAGCCAAAGATACTTTCATTCCTAACTCAGTTGATAACGCGGCAGATACTGCCTTTAGTTCTTTGTATGTCTTTTTATTCACAGAGACAGAACTGTACTTAAGAATGTCGGGCATTCTTGTTCCTTTCTTTATGTATTTCGTTCTTTATCTAACGTTAGAGAGTCTTTTAGGACCTGTTGCTTGCTCTAAACAAACTTTCAGTTCCTTTAATTGCTCCGTCAAAGAACGATTTTGTAGTCGTAAATGTTCGTTCTCCATAACCAAAGCGTTTTTCTCTGTCCAGTTATCCAAATTGAACGCTAAATTATCGTCATAATCCATGGAAACCTCCATATTTTATTGTAATCTACTACTAGATGTAGTAGATTATGGAAAATTGTCAACAAAAAAAGGAAGAATTATGAGATCAGAATTAGCAGACCGTAGGCCGTGTTACGCATTCACTATACAAGACAACAATGGAACACCATACAGACTCACAGTTTCGTTTGAAAATGGCGTTGTTAAAGAGGTTTGGATCAATGGTGGAGGCAAAGCCGGGACAGAACGGTTTGATATATTAACTGAGTTTGGAAGATTAGTTTCAGTTGCATTGCAAAACGGTACACCTCTTGAAGAATTAAAATCGTGCGCAACGTTTCATACTGACGGTAGGCCGTCGACAATTGTTGGTGAAGTATTCAATCAGTTAGAAAAACTTAGTTAACTTTGTCAGGGTCAAAGTCAGGCTCAAAATCAATGTCGAACTCAAGTTCATCGTCTGGTTCAGGTTCTTCATCTTCTTTGTATTTTTCAAATATTACTTTTAAACGTGAATCCAATTCTTTCATGGCCTCTGCTGTTCGATCAGAATTAAATGTAAATAAAATTTTATTGTCGTCCATGGTCTCAGCCACAGCTAAAGGTATGTAAATTAACTTACCATTTTTAAACTGTTTAAATTTTTGATGGCATAATCTACAGAAATAAATATTGTCCTCAAGGGGCTTCATGTGAGTCAAATGACTACAGCCCGGACATAAACAGACATTGATAATGTTATCCTCAGTCACCTTTTGCGTCTCCCCAGTTCTTGGCTAGAATGTATTCAACCTTACTGGGTACATGCAAAGGCGCGTCTCCCGGCATACAGTCTTCCATTTTTTGTGCAATCATTTTTGCTTGCTCCTCACTCTCAATTGAGATGTTAAGTTCATCATGAACTTGTATATGTGGTATGATACCATCTTGTTCATACAAGTCCACCATTGCTTGTTTGGTTTGATCTGCCGCAGACCCTTGAATTAATTTGTTTAATGCTTTGTAGGTGTAGGCTTTTTTATAATTGTACTTGCCCCACTCTGCCTCTGCTTCTTTCTCTGTTTTAAAAAATCCTTTTGCATTCCATTGCTTTGAAACATAGCCAAAAGAACGACAACGCCTACCACCTATCGTGGTCACAAAACCATTCTCATCCATTGCGTTCATGGCATATTGAGATAGTTGTTTCACAAAAGGAACTTTTTGATTGTATTCATCGATCAATTGTTCAGCAGTCTCTTGATCAATGCCTAGTTCCTCTGTAAGTTTGGCTTTACCCATACCATAAAATAATCCTAAATTAATTGTTTTTGCAATCTTACGATCAATGCCCGCCATCTTAGCGACCATAGTGTGGAAGTCAGCATCTCCCTTGCGATACCCTTTAATAAATTCTTTGGTGGCCATCGTTGGCCGTTTTGAGTTGTGCGTATACCCTTCTACTTCATTAACTTTCTCTGCAAAATGCACCACCAATCGTGGTTCTTGCTGTGAATAGTCAAAGCTCCCCCATTGTGTCCCCTCTTCTGGTATAAACAAAGAACGTATTTTGTTTTTAATATCTTCGTTTCGTGCAGGAATCTGTTGCAGATTAGGTTTGCTATAACTAAAACGTCCAGTCACAGTTCCGCCGTTGTCACTCCTCATCTGATGTATCTCAGAATGAATGCGTCCTTTGTGCTGGTGCTTCAATATACTGTCAATAAATGTTGTGTGTGCCTTGTTTGTTTCTCGTGCCTTAACAATTAATTTTGCTAAAGGAGATCCGTTGGTATTTAAAAAGTTTTTTGTAAACGAAGGTTTTCCTGTTGGCGTTGTTTCATACTTCACGTTCATATTATCAAATGCTTTTGCAACAGAAGCTGCAGCCCAGATATCAACGTCTACATTCGATAATTTTTTTATTTCAAACAACGCTTGTTTTTCTTGACTTAACAATTCTGCTTTTGCAATCGCGGCTCCGTCAAGATCTACACGAACACCGTGAGCTCTCATGTCAATCAAACAAGGTTGTAGTCTGCATTCTAAATCATAAATTTTATGAAGATCTTGATCCTCTATTTCTTTTTGATTGTGAAAGTATAAGTCATACGTCAATCGTGCGTCCATTTCTGCATACTTGCCTACATACATTGCCGGAACCTTGTACATCTCAGCTTTGGGATCAATCCCTTTTGACTTTGCAAACTCCACAAGAACATCTTCGTTCTTTGTTTGTCCCAATTTATCTTTAGCTAAACTGTTCAAAGTAAAAGAAAAACGATTTTCATCAATCAAAGCACTTGAAATCATTGTGTCATGTATTGTACCATTGACGGTTATGCCTGCGTTTCGTAACCAACCCACATCGTAGGACGCGTTGTGAAATATTTTAGGCATGGGATAGGATAAAGTTTTCTTTATCCAAGAAATAACTTTATCTTTTTCGTAGTTACCTTCTTCATGAGCTATTGGGTAGTACCCTTCCCAATCTGCTGTGGCTAGTGCAAATCCAGTTATGTATCCTTTACCAGTAGCCCAACCTGCTCCGTGTGTCATCAAGTGTATATCACATGTCTCTAAGTCAACCGCTAGATAAGGAGCTTTGGACAGATCAGGAAAATTGTCGTCAGCAACCCACTCAGTCCATTTAACTTGATTATTCATTAACAGTACTCTTTAATTTATTTATGTACCAAATAGATTTATCTAGATCCTCTTGTGCTTTGCCCTTATGTTGATAGCGCCATAAATATTTCATAGCGTTTCCTTGCAAATAAAATTTAAAGCCTTCGCCCAAACAAGATGCAATGGCATCAATGCACTCTACGTCTCCCTGTTTATAATGAGGAGGATGGTTGACGTTATCAACTTTCATTTATGCTACTTTTTTTCTTTCGTTGTATTGCTTGAACACTCTATCAAAATTAAATCGATATGGCAAATCAGAACATACATAAACATACATGGCCTTCTTTGCTCTTGTGCTACCAACGTAAAACATTCGCGTGATAGCATCTCGTTCGTCCGGCTCATTACTTTTATATTTATTATAAAATGGTTGTTCCATGTTACCAACTAGAACAATGTTATCATCTTCGCCGCCTTTCATTCCGTGAATCGTTGACATCTTGATCGCAGGCTTTTTTGTAAATATATCAACGTTGTTATCAATGCAGTCTTTTATATAACGAAACTTCTTTTTCCATTCTGGATTGTTCACATTTGCAAAATGTTCCTTCCAATCTATTGAAAAATCAAAGTCAAACATTTCCTCCAGTTGTTCCCTATTGTACAATTGATCTTTGTCTAAACCTTCTAATTGTTTTGGCATAAAATTTTTTGGTTTGACTAATGTTCTGTATATAAGAAGATCTGATTTAGAAACGTACTTACCTTTTTGTAAATTAAAATAACATTTTAAAGCCGATAGTATTTTAGATCCCACAGGATAATGAACATAGCCTTTGGCCGTAGTTTGTTTGAACCACAATCTTCTTCTCATCATTATGTTCTTCATCTCGTTCATAATCCGTGAGCCGGTGACCATGATTGTCCAAGACTCACCATTGTCTACCGGTATTGACATAAAACTTCCTGTGTACTGCAAGTAACCCTTGTCCTTTTTTTTCGCGATGTATTTTTTCTCTTGTTTTTTATTTATAGTATCACTAATTAAACTTGCAAAATTAATATGCTCTTGAGACAAACGACGAGACTTTGTTAAAGAAATATTTTCACAGGTATTCGAATATTGATTTAAAAAATAATTAACATCTCCACCGTTCCAATCAAAAATTGCTTGATCGTCGTCTCCTGCAATGTACAAATAATCAACAGAATTCTTCTCCAACAGTTTGTCAATAACTTGCCACTGACACCACGAAGAATCTTGAGCTTCATCTAAGAACACAGCTTTGTATTTTTGAAACTGATTAACCTTCAAAGCAAATAAAATTTGATCTGTAAAATCGTGTAACTTATTGTTTTCTTTATACTTATGCCAGCTGTCTACATAGTATTTAACATATTTCCACTTGTGGTTTCTTTCATTAATTTTCACAAAAGACTGCTCCAACGTTGTGTTAGATACTCTCTGTAAATTGTATAAATTTAAAATAAAATTATTATCAAGATCTTCTCCATACTCTTTTTTTACGTCACCTCGTTCTGACTTCGCCCAGTATTCGAAGTCTGATGCCTCAACTAACTTTGAACTCTCACCCTTTATGTATCGATTACATAGACCGTGAATAGTAGCGAAGGATTCATAGCCCTCTGTCTTTTTAAGAACTCCTAAACGTTCTCTTACTTCGTCAATACCTTTGTTTGTAAATGTAATATAACAAATGTCTTTTGGATGTATTTTTTTGTTGTCAATAATATCAATTAATTTTGTTATTAAATAATTTGTTTTTCCTGTTCCCGGTGGACCAAATATTTTATGTGACTCCGGCCCAAGTATTTTTTCTGCTTCATCAAGATACCTCATTAAAACGCCCTTTCTTTTATAATTTCTTTTGGTTCAACATTGTCCCCTACAAGATCAAACAATCTTGAATCTACCACCCACACGTGAATAGTTTTTTTATTTACAGTTTTCTTTGTTTGCTCTCCATTCAAACCCGGGTTTTTAACTCGTTCTGTTTTACCATCAATCTGTATTTCGTACGGCTTCTTTACAAAATCATATAGCAAAGAAGATTCTTTTTGTGTGTCTCTAATAATTTTTGTTGACACCAATGCCGAACGCAAATCTTCAAACTTAAAGAATATTTTATTTTTCTTTTCATCGTAGAAAGAACTGCCCTGCAATAAACCTTCAACATCGTCCCCACGTCCTGTGCCAGACAACCAGTCTTCAACTCCTTTGTGTATTCTATTGTTCCTTCCAACACCTTCTGGCAACTCCATAATGTCTAAATGCTCTCTCATGTGATGATTAATGTATGTATCAAAATCGTCTGCGCCCATTCGTGCAGGTTTAAAATCTAAAGTCACACCAACTTTTTTTCTCCAATTCTTTTCTTCAAAAATGTCATCAACTTCTGCTTTCATAACAACGCCGTTCTCAAACGTCACATAATAAAAAACAGGGTCATCTAATACTTTATGTATTTGAGATATGTCTGTTTGATTATCATCACCGTCCGTTGTCCGTGTTACGCCGTACTTTCTCGGTATGCACTCTTCACGATTACAGTAACTTTTCATAGGTTCTTGCTTACACAAATAGTGATAACTCGAAGTGCTCTCTTCGTCTAAGTGCTCTCCCTCTTCCGTAATAGAGTTTACCGAAGACTCTGTGTGACTCGTGACTGAAGAATATATTCTAGACACCTCTGTTGGTGATAAAGGATTTGTTATGTATTTTTGATTTGCTTCTTGAAGTTTAGAAAACCAGTCTTCTCCGCTCTCTTCGTACATTTTTTTATACATTACAGCCACATTAAAAAGATACATGTTACGACCACCTTCAGCGCAACCACGAAGAGCTATACAATTATTACAAGGAGGACCATCCGGAAATACAGTGTCAGTTTTTATTACAAATTTATCTATTGATTCAACAAGTGTGTTCTCGTACACTGCAAAAAATTCCTGCAACGACAACTGTTTTACTTGCTCGTTGTCATCCAACACCATCGCATAACGATCTGGATTATGCGCATTAAAGTATGGAGTGTTGACGTAGTTGCCAAAGAAACCTGTCGGTAATTCACTTTGCTTTGGAAATATCTCTTGGCCTTTAAATCCAAGCAAAGAGGCGGCCTTGTCTAATTTCTTTCTCAGTGCTTTTGCTTTAACAGGATTTTTAAAAAATATGTAAACGTGAGCCCCACCACTCTTAGATTTAAAAACAATAAAAGGAAGCTTTGCTCTTTTAATACTTACAAGAAGTTGCCTGTGATCAAATCCTTTGTAACTATCAATATCAATGCATCCCCAAAAACATTCGTGTTGTTTGTTAATTGGAATAACACCTATACTTTGAACACCATCTAAATGATTCTTCCACAATGTTTCGTCTTCAGATAACACTTCTCCCTCTGGCAGAGGCAAGGTCTTACAAGAACCTTTTGCTTTTCCTCTAGAGTCTACTTCTCCAGATGGAACGTAGGTGCCGTAAGCGTTCTCGTTTCCTTTGAATACCTGTCTAATAAATAATCTATCTTTCATGAACCCCACAAAAAGAAAGGGCGGCTATCGCCGCCCTGTTCTAACTAAAACGCTTTCTTTTGTGAGACTTGCGCTTCGTCTGAGTGCTCCACTTTCACAGCGTTTTTATTAACGCCTTGTGCGAAATGTTTTGCGGCATCGTACACGCCTTGTGATTGAACCGGGCCAATCTTAAAGATCTCCCAACCAAACCACGTCCCTTTTGAATTGGACTGTGGTATAGTTTTTATTCTATACACATGACTATATGATGGTGGTGTAAAAGACTTTCCGTCTGGACCTTGCATCTTAACTTGAAGCATCATAGAGTTCCACTTACGAGAAACTTTTCTCTGTGTTGATTTCATAGTAATCAAAGCTTGTTCAAAGCCTCCGTCACCATCTAAGACCAATACAAAGTGATTTGCAGTTTCTTCTACAATGTTACCATTCGGCAACCTGTTTTGAAAACCTGCGTCTCTCGGAGCTTGACTTATGTCATAGTCAGAGTCGTGAATTGCAATAGGAGCTCCGCTCCCTGTGCCTCTCTCGCCCCACTCTATATACTCTCGCTTGTAGAAACAAGGAACGATATCGATCCCTTCTTCTCCGTCATAGAGTTTGCCACTAACACTATTATAGATCATGCCGGGTTCGGCACCTTCCACAAAATTGTTACTGGTTTTGTTGCACTGCGGCGATAGTTGGCTCAATACTTTTAAGAAAGGCAGTGCCAAGTCATCTGCGGAGTTCACGTTCTCGAGCCCCGATAATGATTCAGCGTCTGATATGATTGAGTCAAGACTAACTGCAGTGAGTGCTTGCCCGTTGCTTTTTGTTTTTGCTACTTTGTTCATTGTTATTTTTTCCTTATAACTTTTGCTTGTCTACCCACAAACGTTTTAAATATCTCTTCTGGTGGTAGAGCCGCACCTTTTTCGTGCAGTTCCCGAAGAGTTGCTTTTAGAGTCATAGGTTCAACTTTTAAATTTTGCTCAACCTCATACCCATTTGCGGTGGCTAACTTGGCAAATTCCAACGCCTTCCCGTCTTCGTTACGTCCAAACCTAGCGGCAATCTCATTCTTAATAAGGTCACCAAGGTTGTTGTCTCGAAGCCATTGATACGCCGTGGACCGTTGATCGGGGTCCTTTGGTATCGTAATTCCATAAAAATTCTTTATGTCAATTGAACTGCCATCATTCAGTTTCAACTGCGATAAATTTTTATCCTGCATCCATTCTGGAATCTTAACTTGTCTGATGTCCAGAGCATGCTCTTGTTTTTGTTTTAATAATTCTTTTAGTGAATCAATCTCTGCTTCTGTGTCAACTAACTCTTGACAAAGTGCACCGATTGTTGCGGCATCGTCGTTTGTGACTTGCTCTATTTCATCTTCTTTAAAATTGATCTTCTCCATTATTCTCTTCTTTCTGATATAAGTTTACACTCAATGGATAATACTTAGCAGATTCTCGATCCCATTTCAACATCTTAAATTTACCGTTGTTGATATCGGAAACTACAGCACTAGTAGCAGCAATGATAGCAGGATCACCCACAAGAAGTAGATAATCTTCGTCATTAAAATTTTCAAGTTTCTTTCTAAGTTCATGTATAAGTGCACCGGCACTATATACCAACTGTGCTCTTTCTGTAAACAAAAATTTTACATCTCCAAAAGGTAATGCTTTCATCACATCCATTTTTGGTGTACCTCTTGATGTTCCCGGTGGTTCTTGCACACAGTAAACTGTCATATTTTTCTTTCTTGACTATTTGTAAATGTTTCTTATTATATCTTCTTTAGAAAGAAAGACAATATATGAATTACAAGTTCAAAACAAAGCCGTACAAGCATCAATTGACGGCTTTGAAAAAAAGTTGGGATAAGAAAAACTACGCGTTATTCTGTGAGATGGGTACGGGTAAGTCTAAGATATTGTTGGATAATATAGCTATGCTGTATGATCACGGAAAAATAAATGCCGCTGTTATTGTTGCACCAAAAGGTGTTTACAAAAACTGGGTGGAGCAAGAGATACCTAAACATATTCCCAAACACATACAATGCAGAACGTTTTATTGGGTAGCACCTAGTTCTCGTTCCAAAAACGATAAAGAAATGTTGTCTCAATTATACTCAAAAACAAGAGACCCTCACCTTACATTTTTTGTAATAAATGTAGAAGCGTTCTCTACTAAACCCGGTCGTGATGAAGCTGAAAAGTTTTTGTGGGCATATAAAGCAATGATGGCAGTAGATGAAAGCACATCTATTAAAACACCTACGGCTCAAAGAACAAGAAACATATTATCTGTTGGCATGAACGCTGAATATAAAAGAATTATGACAGGAAGTCCTGTTACCAAAAGCCCATTGGATCTGTATTCTCAATGTGATTTTTTAGATTCTGAATTGCTAGGACAAGACTCTTTTGTAGCGTTTCGTAATCGATACGCTCACATGCAAACAATTAATGTGAATGGACGTTTTGTAAATATAGTAAGGCCTCACGACAGCTACCGTAACTTGGCAGAACTATCCGATATTGTATCTCAATTTTCTTACAGAATATTAAAAGAAGATTGTTTAGATTTGCCAGAAAAAGTTTATCAAAAACGTATTATTGAAATGACACCAGAACAAAGAAAAACGTATGATTCAATGAAAGCAATTGCACTAGCAGAACTTGACGGTAAAGTTTGCTCTACTATGAGCGTGTTGACACAGCTGTTAAGACTTCATCAAATAACATGTGGCACGTTTAAAGCTGATGACGGTACAATTAAACAACTTAAAAACAACAGAATGTCAGAACTAATGTCTGTGCTTGAAGAGACAGATGGCAAGGTCATAATATGGGCGACTTACGTTGCAGACATAGAAAATATAGTCGCTGCTTTAAAAAAAGCTTACGGAGAAGCCTCTACAGTGGCATATTACGGTGCAGTGGATGCAAAGGTCCGCCAGAAGCAAATCACTCTGTTTCAAGAGAAAAAGGGCCCTGCACGCTATTTCGTTGGAAATCCATCAACCGGAGGGTACGGAATTACACTTACAGCGGCCAACACGGTAGTGTACTACTCAAACAGCTACGACTTGGAAAAAAGATTACAATCAGAAGATCGCGCACATAGAATAGGGCAAGAACATAAAGTTAATTATGTGGATTTAATATGTGAGAACACTGTTGATGAAAAAATAGTAAAGGCATTACGTTCTAAAATAAATATTGCAAATGAAATATTAGGTGAAGAACTTAAAGAGTGGCTATAAGCAAACAACAAAAAGGTATACGCAACGAATTGCTCGCAGCAATAGAGTTTTTATCTCGACCCTACCATCATGTCTATTATGATTTGGGAGGCAAAGGCCCTTGCGACCTCGTTGTAATAGATTCAAAAATTGGAACCATTGATTTGTATGATGTGAAAACACATAGTGAACGAATGGACAAAGGCAAGATGAGAAGAATTAACAGAACAAAAAACAAGTCAGCAAAAAATTTAACTGTTAGAATAATATACGTTAAAGAAGTTTTTGGAACACCCACACAATACTCAGTAGAATAGATATTGCAGCGAACGACGCTGCTGCACCCATAAACCACGTCATCATTTGTCTCAATTCAAATGTGTGTTTATTTATTTTTTCTTGTTGTGCTTGAACATTATCAAGTTTTTCTTCAAACACTTCATACCGTAATTGACATTCAGCCAAGTGTGTTTCTAACGCTATTTTTGTTTCGTCGCTCATGCTAAATCCTTTAAAAACTCATCGTCTCTAATAATTCTTTGTCTTAAATTACCAGAAGCTAAACCGCCCAATGGTTGTGTTATGCCAGTTACCTGTGCTGGCGGAGTTTTTAACGGCGATCCGCCGGCCGTTGTTCCTTGGCCTTGAACAATATTTTGAGTTTGAGTGTTAGCAGAAGATTCTTTCGGTTTATTTTCTTCTCTAATTTGTGAACGCACACTGTTAATTGATTGAAATAAGTCTCTGTATCTAAAATTATTATATATTTCTCTTAGCTCACCTCGAGGAAATAAACTAGATCTAGACACACCTAATTTTTTAGCAAGTTTTATAAAACGTCCATCGTTGTAAAAAGTCTCAAAACTAGGAGGAACAAACCTGTTTTGTTTAACACTAGCTCTAATATTTTTTTGAGCTTTTCTATCTTTTAAAAATTTTTGAATATATTGCGGGCTTAACCCTAGTTTTTCTAAATCATTAGTTAATTTTTTAAAAGAATTAAAATTTCTGTACGAGTTTTCTAAATAAGTTTGATAAGAATTTATTCTTGTGTTTGTTGTTGCATTTTCTGCAAAAAATCTACCTTTTGCAGTAGCGGCAATCGATCTATCTGCTGCTGCAAAAGTATTGTATTTGAAGTTTAAATTATTGTTAAGATCAGCATCATAAATTCTAACCCCAGCAAACAGTGCCAGCGCTTCGTCTCCTAATTTAAACTGTTTGCCGTATGGAGTTTTTTCTTCAGCAACAGCTTGTGTCAGTTTAGTGGCTTGAGTAAATATTCCGGGCTCTATTCCTTCTAGTAAATGTCCAAAACCTGCGTATACTTTATCTCCAATAGGAGTATTTGGATCATTAGACCAAACTCTAGATCTTCTTAATGTTTCTCCTCCTCTGGTAGTTACATCTAAAAGACGTTCACTTAAAATAGCTTCACTGACAAACGGACGTAATGTTTCTCCAACTGAACTCATTAAAGATCTCATCATTCTATCGTCCCAATCTCTACCTAATTTTTTGCCTACAGACATCTCTCCGGAAAAAGCATAGAAAGGAGCTTGTAAATAGGCATAAGGATTTTGATAAGAAAACGGTATGTATCTGTACACAATGTTGCCATTAGCGTCTTCTTTTTTAGACAACATAATTAAATCTCCAAATTTATTCCATTCAGGAACTTGAGTTTCTTTAAATGACTCATATTGTTCTTGGTTCATCCCTAACGCGGATAGTGATGCTGTTGAAAGTACAGCACCTGAAGAAAGACCTATGGTCTGACCTATCATTCGTTTAGCTCCCATCTTTCTTACAACCGGATTGCTGCTAGCCATTTCTTTTGCAGCAAACTTCATAAGGTTGGCAGATGTTCTTAAAATTTCTGCTGGAAACGAAATAAAGTTTCCAAGGGGAAGTCTTCTTATGTCTCTAACAAACTTAGGCACATAGTTATAGTTTGGGTATGTATTCTTGACATACTGAGCTGAAATTTCTTCTAAAGTTTCCATGTATGTTTTAATGCTACCATCAGCGTTTAAATGATTAAATTGTTTTCCAAACACTTCAAAATAAAGTTCATCTACGTCTTTTACAAAATTTTTGCCTTCTGGTAACGCTTCTTTTAATTGAGACTGTGTAAATCTCCATCCGTAATCTTTCCAGATATCATCTCCTTTTGTATACAATTCTTGAGATTTTTTAAAAGAAGCTGATTGAGTAATTTTTTTAAACAACGCTGTTGTTGTGGCATATCTCGATTGTCCTGAAACCACGTCTTCTAACAAATCGTCTATTTCTCTCATTGCAATGTTACTTTGAGTAACACCTAATTCTATGGCCCTAGTTCTTTTTTCACCCAAAACTTTTTTAACGTTTTCTTTTGAAATTTTTCCGCTTGGAAATACCTCGTCTATGTGCGCCTTAACAATATCAGCAAATGTGTGTTCTGCGCCACCAAATGGTCTACCAATGTGACCGTTGTGTAAAGCAAAAAACGATGCAGATGTAAAGTTACGAACTTGTGTTGTAGGACTAAAAACAGTTTTTCCTGCTTGTGTTAAACCTTTAAGACCTAAAAATCCTTTGTAAAACGGAACATGATCTAACAGCACAGACCAGCCAGCAACTTCTCCTAACAACGCTTCGTGAATATTTTCTGGCACATAATGGTCTGGCATATATTTGTAATATCCAAAAGGATCATCGCTAACTCCCGCTCTTTTAAATTCTTCTCCCATGTTTTTAAAGTTAGGAGGTTCTATGTTTGGGTATTGTTTTTTAAATTGATTTTCTAAGTTTTGTTGTATAACGTCATTAGCATACACGTCATTCGTAGCTTTAGTTAGATCTGATTTTGCAGAGTTAGCTCGAATAGGTTTACCTAATAACTTTGATTGTTCTCTAGCAATTTCAGAATAGTCAGGTTGAAAAATAAATTTTGTTCCGGCTTTTGTTGTATTTTTATTAAATAAAAAAATTTCATTTATCATTCTTTTTTTAGCTACCATTTCAGCTAGAAAAATATTGGTATCAAATATAGACTCTTTGACCCCTCCTTTTCCAAGAAGACTACTCAATGAGTCTGTTAAACCTCTTGTTTTAAACTGCCTGTATTTAGCATCAGTTAAATCCATAAAAGTAATTTTACCTCTAGGTCTTTTTTTACTTCTAATAAGAAAATTAGGAAGAGCCTCATCAAAAAAATAAGCTGCATTTTTTGATTTTTCTGCTTGATTTATAAAAGAATCTATTTGTTTTTTTGCTTGAGTTTCAAAATACGCGTCATTTCCTTTAACTTTACTGTGACTTTTTAAAAATTCTTTTACCTCTTTGACAGCTGCTTTAACTCGTTCCGGTTCTCTTATTTTAAACGTATCTTTCATAGTAAACGCTGCGTAACTCCCGTGTAAACCTCTCGATAAAACATCTTGCAATGATTTAGTTGTTAAAGCTTTTACTCTGTCTTTTATTTTTGTTTTTTTAAACAAAGTCAATCCTTTCGTATTTAAGACTTCTTTGCTAGTCATTAAATCAGTGATTTCTTTTTTTAATTCACTATACTTATCTTTAAGTTCTTTAACAGGACGCCTTAAATCTTTTGGTAATTGACTTAAAGGTTTGTCACCATCAACAACTCTGCCAACATCAGCGTACCATTTTTCTTTTTTAGGAAGAGAATCTACAATAAATCCTTTTTTAGCATCTTTATGTTCTCTAGCTAAATTTGTTATTGCTTCATCTATACTTTGAGATAAATTGTGAAGATCTTTTGTTTTAGCTCTAAAAATATTTGACTGAACTTGTTTAACATCAAAAGCGTTTTTTGGAACCATTCCTGATGTTGTTAAATTATTAGCTATTGTTTTTTGAAGTCTTCCAATAAAATTTTCAGGGTTTCTAGTTAATCTAATTTCGTCTAATGTTTTTGCCCCCAAAGTGTTTTTTGTAATTTCTTTTGCTTTAGCAACGCTTTTAGTTAATGTATTAAATACGGGTTGTGTAATGTAGTCTCCCACTGGACCTTTTGAAAGAACAGTAGACAAAGGATTAACAACAGCAAAGTCCAAAGCTTGCGCTGCAGGTTTAGCAACTTTTGTAGCTCCTACCAACGCACCTTTAGCTGCAACTCCTGCCACTGGGAGAACGGCACCTACTCCAGAGCCTTCTATTCCCATTAATGCTTTTTGTTTAAAAGTAGCCGCTGCTCTAGCTCTACCTGTTAATTCAGAAATTTTTGGATCCGCTGTTATACCAAATGCTTGTCCTAATGTTTTGTCTCTACTGGTTGTTACAATAGGCTCTACTGCTAAACCAAGTCCTCCGTAGTACCCCATTTTTTTAGCTACACCTGAAACGCCTGTTCCTTTTCTTAATGCGTCCAATTTTTTAAGGCCCATTAATTTACCGGCGGCCTTTGTTGCTACCCTATAAGGAACAGCGTATTGAGTCATTAACTCAACAAACTTACCCACTCCATCGTCTACATTTATTTTTGGAAAATTTTCTTCTATTGATGTTAAAAGCTCTGTGTCTAAAAAATAATCAGATACACCAGCTCCGAGTTCTGCTATGGCTTCAAAAATTTTAAGGCCTCCAGAACCAAGGCCTAACAAAATTTGTTCTAATTTATTAAATTCTTCGCCTTTAGTTCCATACTGCGTGCCAAGAATATAATTTCTTTTGTCTCCCATGAAACCTCCTAAATCATTTCAGATTCTGGAAAATTTGTTGTCTCCTCTTCTTGCGGAAAATTTAATTCTACTCTGTATTTGTCTTCAAAATCTTTTATTTGACTATATGTTTGTATTTCAACAAACTCAGCCAAAGCTTTTGCGTCTTCTGATAAAAGTGTAACCACGTTATCTGATATGTAATCAGGCAAAGATTGTCTTAAAGCAGCATACGTTGTTTGAACATCTTCTTGCATTCCTCGTACGTTTTCAACTGGTTGTTCTTCTGTTTGTCCACCTTCTTGAAAACCAATTCGTCCTCCGTCAGCAATTGTTGGACGGCTTATTGTTGGTTCCGTTAAAGTAGCTTGTGCTAAATCTGTTCCTCCCAAGTCAATTTTTGTCGGAACTTGGTTTTTGTTTTTTGCTAACTGATCAACTAAAATGCCTCTGTTGGCTTTTGCCTTTTCTTTACTAATTCCAAATAATTCTGCTATCTCACTATCACTGAATTTATCTGCTATTTCATAGTATGTTTGATAGTCTGATGCGTCTAACGGCGCGTCGCCAATATTGATATCTTGACTACCATAAATATCTTTCGCTGCAGAAAGAAAATCTGGGCTGCCTTGTGCCAACTCTATTATTTTTTGCATATCTGGACGTTCAAGGTCTCCTGTTGCTTGATCACGGACTGTTGTATAAATGTCTTCTCCCTGTTTGTATTCTCGATCACGAAGTTCTTTCATTGGATCTTGAAAAGCTAGAGATAAAGATTTCATCATATCGCCATCATAGTCTACAGAACCCGCGGCAATAAAAGAATCTTGTATTGCAGCACGTCTTGCTTTTTCCATAAGTTCTGTTTCTTCTTGTAGGTCTTTAAGATATTTAACAAAAGATTGACGGCCTTCATCCGAGGTAATTGCTCCTTTAATTCCTGTTACATCTGTTGTTGGTGCGCTTACGCCAGCGTCTGTAACAGTTTTTGTATCGGAAGCCTCTGTTCCTGTTGTATCTGTTGCATCTGAACTAGAACCATCTTTCTCTGTATTTTGAACAACGTCAACTAAACCGCTTAATTTGCCTTTATACTTTTCACTAAATTGTGTTAAATCATTTTCTCTACGTTTAATGCTGTTGGTTATCATAGGGATTTTACCACTTGCAATAAACTTATTATTACCTCTTGCGTCTGTTGCGCTTATTTCATCTATAACTTCGTCATACCTTGTTAGAATATCTTTTTTGTCTTGTTCTGTTAATGACTGTAAAATTTCCTCAGGCAATTGATTGAATACTTCTGTGATTTTTGAAGAATAGTAGTCAGCTAAACCGGGTTTATCAAAGTCACTAAGAGTAGAAAAATTTTGAATAAAATCAGAGTAAATAGAATCGCTTATTGCCATTTTCAATGTTTGTCTAGCTTCTCCTTGAAATTCTTTTATGGAATCTCTAGCCGTTGACTGTTTCCTTATGTCCTCTAAACTAGGGTCCCCACCCTTGTTTAACTTTACCCGTCCGCCGACCGCGAACCCTTGTCTTTCGACTAACCCAGAAGCTATTCCTGTACCATAATGATGATACGGTGTGTGTGTAAATAATTTTCTGTGAAAGATAGACATTATCTCATCATTGCTCCAGCGATTCCAGCTCCAGCAAGACCACCTAAGAACGGACTAGGCATGTTTGCTTGTTGGAACATTGGCATACCAGTAGTCGCTTGTTGTAAGAACGATGCTTGGTTCATAGGTAGTTGATAACCAAGTCGTGCTCTTTCAGCATCGTATCCTCTTCTTGTTTGTCCTAAATTGAATAACGCGTTGACGTCTCCTAATCTTTGTGTTTGCAACTGTGAACCAAGTCCCGCCATTAAACCTGATGCGTTTTGCGCCGCTTGTTGCGATTGTTGAAACCCTTTATTATATAAATCACCTATGGTGTTTCTCATTGTATTCGCTTGTTCCCCTTTTAGAGCAGCGTCAAACACAGCGCCACGAGTCCCAGATCCTGCAAATGATCCAGATTGAATAGCTCGTTGATCAGCTTGCGCTTGTTGTAGACCAAATTGTTTATTTAAATCAGTCATTGTGTTTTGCACTACATTCTGAGTGTATGGATTCATAAATGCAGAAGCCCCTTGAGGTCCCGCATATTGAGCTGCTTTTTCAATGTAAGGCATGTAAGAACCAAGGCCTTGAGTTAATATTCCTGCTGCCCCTGACTGATATGGATCAAAACCCGGAGACATTGCTCCGACATTCACGGGCCGATTAGCAATATTAGACGCTTGACCAATAGACTGTTGATAAGCGTCTTGTACAAATTTAGGTAACTTAGTATAGTCTCCACCCATGATTGATGCCATTGCCATAATCTTATCCTCTTCCTTGATTTTCTAAATTGTGCATCATATTATACATACGTTTTGCACCTTCGTTAATACTACCACCACCTGCTGCTCGTACAGCATCAGCGGTCATTACAAATTCATTTTTCGCCAACATTGCTGGCACATCGTCTTTACGTTCTTTTGCTCCCATTGGAATAAAACCTCCACCTCTACCATCTAATTGTTGTCCCTGTGGTACCATTGATGTCTGTGGTATACTGCCGAGTCCGCCCATATTATAGTTTGTTCGTGCTTCAATTATACCACCGTCTGCTTGATTCGTCCTTAAATATTGTTGCATTATTTGCAATAACATTTTTCTTGTTTGCGCATCAGATGCTCCCAACATATCTGCAAGTTCCATTCGATGCTGTGGATTTCGTACGTCATACATTCCGCCCGCAGATGAGTTCATTATAGATAAGAATTCCCTGTTCAATTGATCGTAGCCATCTGGAACAGCTGCTTCAGCTTCGTCGTCACCTCCAAATAATCCACCTAAAAATCCATGAACTCTGCCACCATCTTGATAGACAGCCGCTGGGTCATAATTTACACTAGCTAATGGATTTTCTTGACGTAATTGATCTAAAGATTTGTTAAATCCACTACTTTCTAAATCAGCTTCTTTGTCTTTTATATCTGATTTACGTTGTAGATAACCTCCTCCAAAACCTAATAACTGAGCTAGTAAATTGTTATTCATTCCTTGTCCGCCGCCTCCGGTGCCAAGTATTGAATTTAACAATGAACCTAAACCGCCACCGCCTGCATCAGAATATGTTTTAATTTGTTTTCCATACTCGTCGTACACAACTGGGGGCTGTTCTCCAGTAAACCCTGTTTTCAATAGATTACCAAATTTACCGCCTTGACCTTGAATGTTTTTAAATATGCTTCCGATTCCTTGTCCAATTTTACTGCCACTAATTTGACCAACACCCGGAATATTTTTTAATCCGCCGACTAGTGCATCACTGATGCCTCCTCCAAGTTGAGGTAAGAGTTTAGTTCCTTGAGCAAATGACCCTAGGCCGTAGGCCCCAAGCCCCGACATAGCTGCCTGCATTAAATTTCCTTCTCGAATTCCACCCGCAACACCCATCATGGCGCCAAGAGGTGCATTGAACATACCAACTATAGGGGCTAGACTACCTACTTCTTTTGGTATAACTTTTTTAGCTATTTTCTTTAATGATTTTCCAATACCCATAAATTAACTCGCTGCATAGAGTGGCATGTAGTATGTTGTACCACCTTGTTTAACTTTTATATATCTTGAAATTGAACCAACAGAGCCAGTCTCTACGCTACTACCTGATCCTGCTGTACCATCAAAATCAATAAACGGTGCATCGGTATCATCTTGATCCAATGTAAGGCAGGGATTGCCACTTGACCCTGAGTATTGTAACTTAGCGGCAGTACCGGAAGCGTTGACAGTTAGACCTGACAAGGTTCCTACACTAGTTATAGCAGTCTGCGCTGCTGTGGTCAACGTTAAATCAGACACATATGTCTTAATTCTTGACGCTGTAACCTTCTTATTATCACTGTTAGCATATGTTTCTGTACCTAAATTTAAGTCTAACATAAAGAATACATCATTATTGTTAATAGCATCACCTTGAGTTGTAGCTCCAGCAAGGTCTAGTTTTGTTATATCTATATCGGCCACTGAGCTTACTTGAGCGTTAGCTACTGTTGCTGAACCAATTGCTGGTGCTTCAAAACCGGTGTCAAGGTCTAAATCTTCTGTTGCTACAGCACGGTCTATTTCAAGAATGTTTTGTTCAATAACACTTGTCAATAAATTTATATGCTCACCTAAGACATCCGTTGTCGGTTGACCGTTGAGCGCTGTAAATCGTGGTAATGATCTAAATCGTGATCCTGACATTATCGTTTACCATCAGGTTGAATGTTCAAACGAATGTCGCCAAGTCTCCAATGTGAACTGATTGCGTTACTTGATAAAATAACAGACATCTGTCGTCCACGTGCTCTGATACTTGTAAACTCAGTTGTCGTTGCCAATGTTTCAGTTGCCTCTGTTATTTGAGACGCATTTGGATAAATTCTAAACTTTAAATTCATGCTGACTGAACCAACTTGATCATCAAAATCTGGTATAACTTTGTCTACGAACATAATGTCATCACCGTCTTGAATGTCCATTTCTCCAGACGTTAATGTACAAGACATAGCAGATGATTCATCGTCTGTACCAAATTCGTGCTTGTAAATGTATGAAGACGTTGCAGCAACTGAACTTGCGATAGGGTTATCATAAATACCTTCAGGTGCCCACGCTCCTCTGACTAATGACCCGATAGACCATACTCGTTCTTTGTAATTGTAGATGACATATTTATTAATATCTTCAGCATCGTCATTTGTTCCCGCTGGATAAAACCACCATACTTCATTAAACTTAGGATTGATGCCAGCAAAACATTTTATCTTTTGTTGTTTGGTTAAATTGTCAAATACATGACGTTCTACTGAACAAGGTATTTGTTGTACACCACCTGCGTATTGATAGAAGCCATCATTGCCCATCCAAAACACTGTACCATTAAACTCGGCTGCTGCCTGTGGCCCAACAATACCTGCATTTTCTGCAACTTGTTGAAATGCAAATACATCAGGTTGACCGACAAAAGTCATGGTAAATACTGACGTATCAGAAAACAAAAGAATAGTACCTCTTGTACGTATGCCGCCAAGAAGTAAGTTACCTCCGGTTAGAACTTGTGCGCCTGCAAAGTTAGAAGTGGCAGGGACAAAGTCTGTAATGTCTTGAAGATCAGAAAACGCTACGTTCATCGGGTTTGCTGCTGTGCCGTCATGAGCTCCGTACAACACAATCTGTCTTGATGCTGAGTTTACAATCACGCCGTTTGCAGATGCTGGTACACCAGATGTCACTTCTGTAACAGCATTAGTCGCTGCATTTGATTGAAAAGCACTTGTATCCAATCTTACAAGTCGTCCGCCAATGCCATTGACCCCAATTAAATCTTCACCAAACATATCTAATGTCCACATAGTATTATAAGTATACGTACCTGAACTAATCGTTGTGTGCTGTGCACCAGCTGTATAGTTTGAAGCCGGTGTAATATCTACATAACTGCCCGCGCCATCATCATATAAATAAAGATGACTGTGAGTGCCAATACCAATGTAACGTTTTGAGTTGTTAGCGCGAAATGGAAGTAGTGCTCGAACCACTCCACTTGCAATATTATCTGTGTCTAGTTTTGCCCAGCCACCTATTTTTTCTGGTCTATTTTGTAAAAATCGAATTTTATCTGCATCAATATATCTGCCTTCTTGAGAGTAAGAACTCTCATCTGTAAATATGCCCGGAGCTATTTCTAATTTTGATAAAGGCATTAGCTTACCCTTATTAATGCTGTTGTCGCTGACGCTGTTGGTAATGTTATTGTTAATGTGCCACTAGATACTGACTTTGTAGCACCAAAATCTATGACTGCTATAGCTCTATCACTAGCAGATGAGTTGTATATCAAAGCACCTGCAGCATCACTGATTGTTGCACTTGTAAAAGATACATTATCAAAATCAACAAAAGCTGTAGTGCCTGATAATGATACAGCAACGTTTGCAAGTGTTGCACCGCCGGCCGTGTACCCTGTGCCGCTTGACTCGTTTGTTGTAGAGTATGCTGTAGTCGTTGCATCAAGTGTAGCACTTGATGTAAATAATGCCATCTTCAATGTATGACCATCAAGATCATGCAGACCTTGTAGAAGTTCTTGTTTGAATGAATTACATAGTGCTTGTGTTATTGCCATAATATCTCCTTACGGACTAATAGATGTCCATGATTCACCCGTGCCACCTGCGTTGACCGTTGACCATGTTTCCCCTGTCCCTGATGCGCTGATCTCTGTCCATAATTCGACTGAAGTGTCAACGCTTCCTGCAAATGATACTACACCAAAAGCGTTTTCACCAAAAGTAGAAGTTTCTATTTTTTGAACAAGGTCGGTTGATATAGCCGAAAGAACGTATACTGGTGACCAATGTTCAGTGGCCATTACTCAGCCTCTGGATCTTCTGACTTTTCCTCAGTTTCTTTATCTTGTGCAGCAGTCTCCGCTCTAAGCACATCCAATTCAGCTTGAAGTTTTGCATTAACATCAAGTGCTTGGTTTCTTTGCTTAGTCAGCATACTTATAAGACCGTTCACATAATTTTGAGTTTTTTCGTCCATTTCTATACCTTTCGTAAGTTATATTAACTATCGTTTAATGTACTTATATCGAACGAATTGTCAACTGTATCTACTGCTGGTGGGTTCTTGTGTACGTTATGTTTTTTTGCAAACATATCATCCCAATGAGCCTCATCCATAAGTGCTAGTATCTCAGCTTTAGTATAGCTACCCGGTGCTTTTGATGGTGTGTCTATCTTTTCAGATTTACTGAATGTAT